AATCCAGTGAAGTTCGCAACTCCTCTAACTATTCTATTTAGTGTTGGACCTACTTCTTCTGCTAATTGCATTCCAATCATTTTAAAATCTGCTAATAATTGTGCAGTTCCTGTAATGGTTTCTTCTGGTATTTCATTCTCTGCAGTTAATCTATTGATTTCACCTTGTAAAGTTAATTGTTCCCCTTGTCTTGAAACTAATTTTTGTATACTGGCCACATCCATACCCAAAGCTGATGCCAATGCATCTCTTTGTATTCTATTTAATTCATTAAATTCTGCCTCTGTTCCAACTTGTTTTACTAATTCTTCTTGTAACCCCTCTATATCATTTGTTAATGATAATTCCCTAGCTCTTTGTAAATTAACATCTCTACCTAAAAGTATTGAAGCTTCTATTTCTTTATTTAATGAATCTTGGAAACTTAATAAACCATCTGCCGTTTTAGCTACATCAGCTAAATTTATTCCAAGTTTTCTAGCTTGAACTGCTGCTCTTAATAAATTCTCACCACCATCTTTTGAAAATCTTGCAAATACTTCTGTGTCAGATGCTATATCGGATAAAACTTTATCAGGTGCAACATCGTTTGCAATCGCTAGTTGTCTAGCTCCTAATAATAAATTTTCAGCTTGGTCACCAGTTAATCCTTGTGTTTGTGTAAATAATCCAACTAACTTACCAGCTTCATCGGTTGACATACCAGTTGAAGCTGCTATTCTACCTACATTTCTAACCAATTTACTTGACTCTTCCACACTTAAACCAAAACTATTAGCTATATTTGAAATAGTTGTTTGTGCGTCTTTACTTGATAAACCTAATTGTACAAATTCTTGATTTGCACCAGCTAATTCATCTCTGAATTTAGTAACGCCAATACCACCAAATTGTTCAGCTATTGTTTCTTGTTGTGAATTAAAAACACCTAATAATGCTATGGCTGCTGTTAATGGATTCATTACAAATCCTTTGATTGAAGCACCCACCCCACCAAATGTAGAATCTAATAATTCCGCATTTGCTTTTGCATCTTCGATTAAACTGTTGACTTGACCTTGTAAATTTATCTCTTTTATTTTATTATTGACAATACTTTGTTCAACTTTATACCTATCTGATATGACGTTGTGATTTATTTCTGACAATCTATTTACTTCTGCAGTTAAATCACCTTGTATGTCGGTTAACTTATTTACATCATTTTCAGCCTTTATAATATCATCTAAAACTTTAACTCTATTTTCAAAAGTAGAATCGAGAGTATTTCCCAATCGTATTTGTTCAGCCGTCAAGTCATTTATTTCTTGAGTATTTTTTATTTGTTCTTGAAGTTGTTTTTTAGTTGGCATTTTTATTCTCTACTTTATAAAATCACTTAATTTGTATTTACTAAGTTTTACCTTTTTTTGTAAACCAAAATCTTTGGCTCTTTTATTTAACGCGTCTTCTATATCTTGAACACCTCTGTTTAAATCTTTAAATCCAGACATTATTTTTTTATCTTTTTTAAGTAGTTTTTCTGATTTGGAAGGAAATCCTAATAGTTTGGCTAATTTACTGAAAAAGTTTTCAGCTAAGATGTTTTCGTTATTCATATATGATTTTTTCTTTGACACAATACTCTCCTATTAGATGTACCTATTCATATATAAATATCAAATTTGTGAAAAATTATCTTTTAAATCTCGGATTCATTGGTGGTTTTGATACCTTTGACCTTTGATTAGCTTTTTTTATCTCATCGTTTTCTTTTGTACGAGTATCTGATAATTGTTTATAATAAAAATTCCTTAAATATACAGGCATATTATACACATCGGAATGAATAAATCCCTTACCATAATACATTAATTGAAAAATTTGCTCGTGAAGTTTTGATTTATCTTGAGGCGTCAGGCCAAAAAAACCCAACCGTCATAGGTATATCTACCTTGACGGACTCTCCTTCTATTTCTATTTCTTGAGATAATTCAATATCAGGTGTTATTTCTCTGATTTCACTTCTTAAATACATTGAATCTCTTGCGAGTAAATTTTGAACAAAGTTATTTATTGTAACTTGTGAATCATCACCATCAACTGATGTAATGGTGTGTCTTAACCTTGTGGTTAATTCAGGTTTTACCTCAGCATTAATTTTTTCTGAAGCTTTTAATTCTTCATTTATTAAAGTTTCCTCTTTACCAGTCAATAGTTGGAAAGTAACTTTTTTCTTAGATATTGGTAAATCAACTTCAAATTTATTTTCTGTAATTCCTTCTGGTAATTTTTTAAATGGACAATCAGCTAAATTAAAAGTTTTGTTTATTTTTTTACCTGTTGGAGTTGTTACCTCACAAGTGTATTCTGGACCATAGGCTAAAACTCTAGCCGCTACCATTACGGCATTTTTGTCACCAAGTATTAAATCATCTGATTTCACACCAGGTGTTAAAATTAAAGAATCCATTAATCTATCAATCACCACACCTTTTTTAATTAAATTCTGTGATGTCAATATATCTTCTTCTTTTGCTGTCATATATTTAATTTCTATTTTTCCATCAGAACAAGGGTGTTCTTTTGGATATAACTTACCCTCACTTGGTAAATCTATTACTTCACTTGGGAACTTGTTTTCTGCCATTTTATACCTCCAATGCGCGTCTAAACCAACCTAACCAAAACTTCTCTTGGTTTGGTTTATCTATAACTATGTTTGCGAATCTTAAAACTCTGTATGCTCTTACTCTATCTAATGATATTTTCTGTACAGCGTTTAGTGTAGCTGGTCCTAAACCACCATCTACTTTAATTTTATCTCTGTTTTTAGAATTAGCAGCTTCTTGTAAAACCTTAACAGCTCCACTTCTACCAAAATTAACACACATATCAAAATAAATATGTCTTAATTGTGGGGGAATATCATCACACTTACCTCG